ATCTCGACGTTTTGCGTAATTCCAGCACCGACCTTCGCCGCTTTCAGTTGAGCCTCAACCGCAAACTCCTGCTGCTTCAGTTGTAGCTCTGCTGCGGCTTTCTCACGAGCCAGTTGGATATCGGCCTGCGCCTTCATCCGCTGCGTCTCAATCGCTGCCAGTGCCTTCTGTTGCTCAATCTGGATTTGGGCTTGCGCCTGGGCCATCATCGCGTCCAGAGCAGGATTAGATTGCTGCTGCGGAGGTGGATTGCTCAGTTGCTGGTCTAGCTCGGGGGGAATCTCTTTGAAGAACTCGGTTGAATCCTTCAGCCCCGCCGCTTCGATAAACCGTCCCAACGTCGCCCGATACTGCCCGACAGAGACAAGCGGATTTGCAGGGCCGAATTGCTGGAGAATCTGTTCTTGCTTCGACAGGATCATCTGAAGCATTGCCATCTGCTCGTTCTTCGATCCGGTTCCGAGTCCGACACTGATCGAAACGTCGTACAGATTCGACCACTCTCGCGGGTCCATCTCGACGAACTTGCCACGCATCCGAATCAGACGGGGCTTATCCTGATACTTGCAGAGCAGATGCAGAATGCCGCGAAAAAGGCTCTTAACGCCCGTCTCAGCAAACAGCCGAGCGATTAGCTCCATCTTGCCAGCACCGGCTTGCATCGTCGCTGCTACAGCCGCAGCCGTGACGTTTTGCAGGATGTTGGGGTCGAGACCTTGCGAAGTCTCCGACACCCCAGATCGCTTGGCTTGCACCGAGTCGAAATAGCCCAGCATCGGGTAAGCGGAACCAGTGATGTCTGGCACCTGAATCGGAGCCACTGCACCCGTCGATTTAGTCCTGACAACACCACCAGGAGTGACGTTCAGCAAGTCGTCTAGGTTCACCTGACCGTCAACAACCTGCATCCGAGCGTTGTTGATGAGGTAGAGGTTATCCAGCATCTGCCGAGTGACGGTGCTCTTGATTAGCTGGATGTCCATCGTCCGGTCTGCCAGCGACTGACCGAAGAACTTGTGCGGAATCGGGATCGGGCAGATCACGTGAAATGGCACGTAATCGGTAGGAATGTTGGCTTCCCGCCCGTCAGCGTAGGTCAGAATCGTGCTGTTGGAGTAGAAAATCTGACGGAGTTCTGCAATCCCATCCTCGTCGTAATCCACGTACAGATAAGACTCGTAGACCTCGACCTCTTGCATTGACTCGTCGAGACTGTCCTGCTCGTACGGTTCTTCACCAGGAGAGTATCGAGCGATCCGCTCCTCGGTGAAGTCGAGACTGTTGTAGACGGGAAGGCTGTATACCTCGTCCTTGTCGAACCCCATCTGAACGAGTTCCGACCGCGGCATCAGCCTGCGGTGCGCCATGAACGGTGATTTCGTCTCACCGAATCGCGCTTTCTTGCTGACGATCAGTTCTTCGGGAGGAATGCAGTCAATCTGAATCCGGCCTGACTTGGTTTTCTTGCGGACGACAACATTGTGCGAACGGGTGACTTGATCGACAATCGTTCCGTCCGGCATCTGCATCTGCGATACGGATTCTTCCGTCTCCTGGCCGACGATCTCCATCGTACCGTCTGACAGTAGTAGGACAAGCTCCGTATCCGACAGCCCGCGGTAGGTTTCCTCGTCTACTTCGATCTTTTCTTCCCAGACCGCTTTTACCGTCCCGGTCTTGGCAAGCAGAGCGTCCTTGAACCAGTCATGCAGGATGGCAAAACCGTTGTTGTCCTTGGTAAACACCCAATTACCGTAGTCCGTCGCCTGATCTGCGCCTTCCTCATCGCCTGGGCCAACAGGCTCATATCTAGCAATCTCATCGTTTGCAGTAAATACGCGAATCAGTTGCGGCAGCGCACCATCGATAACCTCTGCCACCTCGCCGGTAACGATCTGGCTGCGTCCCTCTTGCTCGTTGCCATAAGGGTTTCGCAGGTAGTAGTTAAGTGCTTCGGCACGTTCTTCCGTGGTTTCGCTGTCCAGCATCCCGATAGCATCGTCGATCTCTGCTTGCAGAATGCCGGTAAGAGTCCCGTTATCCATTTACCACCTCGCGCCTAAAATACTTCCGCTTCTCTGGATCTTTTGTTTCCAGTTCAGCGAGTTTCTTCTCGAGTTCAGCAACTTTGCGTTGAAGTTCTTCAAACTCGCGCTTCTGAACGATGAAACCTTGTGGCATTAGCATTAAAACCTCCCCGTCATCTGCAACCCAACGTAAGGATTAGACCCTACTCGACCCATCAGCCCTAACATTAAGTCCTCATTAAGTTTCTTAATGTATTGGGCTTGCAGTGATCGGACAAGGTTTCCGAACTGATCTTGCGACATTGTGGCCGAGACATCTACGTTTGGCGTTGGAGAGAACCCAATAGAACCTTTCTTGTAGTTCTCGCCAACTTCGCCTTTCACTCCAAGTAACCCGCCCAGCAGGTTTTCGTAAGTCAATTGACGCCGTGCTTGTCCAGGCTCATTCCCGTAACTGACACCAACCGTTCCGAGAGGGGTTTCCTGCTTTGCGCCTAGTCTGGCAAATTGGCTTGCAATGCTCTGCAACTCCTGCGGGGCAGATTCCGGCATTTGCGGAACACCCGTAAACTTCAGGTTTTGCCCGGAAATATCTACAGGCAACCGTTCTTGCGCCATCATCAACAGCAATCTGCGAAGATCGGTTTCATCCATCAGACCACCCACCTTGTATTAACGTTGATCGGCTTCGACCAGGATGATGTTTCATTCAGACCGACTGCAAGATAACGAAATGCGTCCGATCCGTGGCTAGACCAATCATGCAAAGGTCTATCATAAAAGACTTTCTGCTTTTCGTCGAAAGTCCGTCTGTAGTTCCGCAGGCAGTTCAACCCTTCGCTCGTTTGCGGGATGTTGAACCAGCAGCGGGGCAAAAGTCTGCGGACAGCTTGGATACCGTCATCCACTGATAACCGTGGCGCAATCGTGCAACTGAGGTCAGCCTGCTGCAAAACCTCCAACCTAGACTTTCCAGACCCTAGTTCTCTGACCTGTACGTCGTGCGGGACGATGTGCTCGGCCTTGTGCCAACCCTTGTTCCGCAGTTCTCGGACGTACCAATCCAGCCCGACCCCGTGGTTCTCGATATAGTCTAGGAGTCTGACTTCTTGTCCGTGGACTTGTGCGATCCAGATCGAAGTCGAGTCGCCAATGCCGAGATCCCATGCAGCAAACGTCTTGCAGAGGTCGTCACGGACAATAGAGCAGAAGCGACCTTCTCCCTCCATCTGATTAAGAATCTGACCATAGTAAGCCCCCTCGACAGCAGCGTGGAATGAACACTCAAACTCTTGGTCGTACTTGTCGCGCCCCATTTCCCGCAGCGCATCATCTAATTCTGACTGAGCAATGATCCCGGTCTGACTGGCGCGGAACTCTAGCAACTTCCACCCAGGTTCCCCCTGCGCCCTGTTACGCAGATCGTAGAAGTGATTCTGGCCTTTCGGTGTGCCGATGAACATTGCCCAGCCTTGACGGTCGGCTAAGGCAGGTCGGATTACTTCGTTCCAGATTTTCGGATTTTGATCCCCTACCTCATCGAGAACCACTCCGTCAAAGTAACTTCCGCGAAGTGAGTCGGGATTGTCGCTACCGTACAGACCGATCCTGCGATCCCAGAAGTCGACACGAAGCTCTGAAATGTTTGGTGTGGCTCCCAGCGGACGCGTGTAGTGGAGCAGGTAGTCCCAGGCAATGCGTTTGCTCTGTGCATAGGTTGGCGCAATGTAAGCGAATCGTGGGCGTTCCTTCTGGCACATCACCGCAGACTTTACCAACTGGTTGATGGCACTGACAGTCTTGCCTAAACGACGATGCGCCACTACCACCGTAAAGCGGTGATCGTCCATCGCCTGATGGATCTCAAGCTGTGGCTCCCGCGGGCTGTAGGGAATGATTATTTCTCGGCTGCCCAAGTCACCACCATCTGCATTGGCTGATTCTGGTCGCCTGCTACCTCTGTTCTTGCTAGCTTCGGAATGTGATACTCGATAGCTCTCAAGTACAGGTCAGCGGCTTTGGCTGGGTCAGGCTTAACCTTGTCCCCATCGCCGATAGCAACGGTTTGGAGCCACAAAGCGAAGTTCTCTGCATTGTCCTCCGCTACCCGCCTGATAGCCTCTCTAACGTCCTTTGTGGTCTTATTAGGGATACCCGGTGGCCTTCCCCGACCGTCGTTAGGCTTTTTCCTTCTACTTCCTACTTTTTCTTCCACTTTACCGACTCCTGTCTGGGTCATCGGTTGACTTTACGTTGATCGCTGACGGATTAACTGGTCAACATCAGCGTTGCCTTTTTGCTCGGCAGTTGGAGCGAACAATGCTCGGCTTCTGCTGTCTGTAGTGTCTGGCTCGCACAGGTAATAGACTGCGAAACTGTTGCGGGTGACATCTGCTGGACAGGTTAGCGGGGCGGGTAATCCATGCCAACTACCACGAGTGTCGAAAATTATAGCCCGATTGAACTTTGGTTCAACTGCTTTTACCAGTGTGTCGGGGTCTTTGTACAGTCCAAGGTGGCCTCCCCACTCTGGCTTCCATCCTGGTGTCAGGTACACAATCAGGTTTAACCGTCGCTGTAGGTGGAGTTTCGGGTGAAGGTTGTAGTCCAAGTGGACGTTTAACTTTCCCCCCCTGCCGTGTTGGTGTAGACCACCACCGTGTAACCCGACATCTGGCATGAGGTCTGCCTTGGTCAGCCGCTCCAGTATCTCCGTGAAGTGAGGACTAAGCAGGTATTGGAAGCCTTTGTATGTCTCAGGCTTGAAGTGATGCCAGTCGTTGCAGGTCTGCTTAACCTCGAGCGGGTTGTCGTAGCGAAACCAGCAGTCATCGTCCTTGGCTGGAAACTCTCTCGCTAGGTTGATCGCGTCAGCGAAAAAGTCATCGACAATGCAATGCCAGAATGGGTGATAGTCAATAATCACTCAACACTCAGCATCTTAAGTGCTTCTTCTTCGCCAGGGAAAACGACAAAGTTGCGAGTGCCTTGACCGCTACTACGAGAGCCTCGGTCTAGGTAACGAATACCTGGAATGCCGTACTGTTGCAGCAAAGCTGAAGCGTTTATTTGCCCACCAACAGCGTTTGCAAGCGCCTGATAAGCAAAACCTGCCCCCTCTGCGTCTTGCAGTTTTGGCAAAGCAATTTCGGTTCTTATTTTGTTTAACACATCTTTCAATTCTTTTTGTTGACCA